TAATCCATGGCAGCATTATCGTGTCTTTCTCTTTGTTTTCTAGCAAATTCTAATTTTTTCTGTAATCCTTCTATTTTGCTTTCGCCTGCTTTCTTTTTCTTCCAATCTGCAACTCTGGCATCTCTATTAGAATCTGATTGATGGTCTTGTCTAATGCCCACACTACCAATTGGTTGAGCTTCACTCATAAGTCTGTATGTATTCATGACATTCTCATTTACTTTTATGACTGCCTTTCTACCAAGTCTGATTTTCTTTCCAATTTTCTTTCTTGCATTTCTGATTTTATTAAGAATCTTTCCAAGCATACCAGATACCATACCTTCTTGGATAGTTTCTCCTTGATAATCGAATGATTCAAATTGAACTTCTCCACCAGTTATGTCATTGATTGCACGATACAATTCTTCTCTAGTCATTGTATCACCAGAACCTAGATTTCTTGGTAATTTTTCAAAAGCTGCATATACTTTATTCCAAAGATAACTTGCAATCATATCTTCTGTGTAAGGTTCACCATCAAACTTTAATTTTTTTGCTTGTGCAAGTTCAGATTTTAAAAGGTCATTCATCTTCATATTTGCATCAGCAGCTGCCTTTTTTCTTTTATCATCATCACCTGTTAAAAATGCAAAGTAGTAATCTCCAGTTCTTACTGGATATGAAAGAGCAGTCCAAGAACCTTTTAACTTATCATTAGGGAAATATGCAACCATATCTGGTTCGTTGTCTATTATCCACTGTTTTTCTTTTGCATCAATACCAATTTTATTTGCATATTGTTGAACTGTCATTTGTTTTGACATTGCTTCTGTAAGGTTTGTTTCTTCAACCTGTGCTCTAAGGCCTCCTTTCTTCATGCCTTTATGCCCAATACCTTTCATTCTTTGAGATACTGGCCATACTTTGTCTAGAACTAAAGATTGAAAATATTCATCTACATCCATTGGATTTTTATATTTTCGTTTTAATGCCTGATGTTCTTTACCACCATGCATCTTTTTGAAAAGTTTTACATAAGCTTTTTTGTTTTTATCTGGCATTCTATCAAAACTCGTCATACCAATTGAAGTTTCCAGATTGTCTAATGGGTCATCGTAAGCATGAGTTCCGCCTGCAGCTTCGTTGTATGGGAAACCTTTTAGAGGATTCTTACTAAACTCATTTGAAGCGGCGAGTAGTTTCTTTGCTTTTACTCTGTCATGATAAACAAATGTATGCATTTTTCCATCGTTATCATCTTTTATAGTATAACCTTTTGCATCTTTTTTAACAATTTTACCTTGTCTTTTAGAACCATCTTTTTGAGTGTAGTAATCAGTCATCAGACCAACTTTTACTCTTTTCTTATCTTCTGCACCCATACCCTTTTGTGCTAGAGTTCTGTAGTTTTCATTGATTGTTTCTTCATTCATGGGGTGTTCTCTGTGTCCCCCACCATGGTCTTCAGCAGTCTTTAATTTTGATATTTGATTTACTAAGTCATCTAATGCATCTGGACTCTTCTTAAACTCTTGGTCATTTAACTCAATAGACATTTTGTATGCACTAGAACCTTGGTCTGGATGAGAGAATACTTTATTAATATCTCTTTTGATTTTGTGTTTTCTTAACCACTGTTGAACAAGTTTGATTGCTTGTTCCCAATCTTTCTTGTTTTCAGGCGATGTAATTCTATCGCCTTTGCCACCACGAAATTGAATATAGGCATCAAAGGCTACTAACTTTTTTCCAGTTTTTCTGCTCTTTAAATTATCTGGTTTGAATTTCTCATTAATGATTTCTACATGCATGCCAGGTTGTCTTGATTCGTTGGCATACTTTAATGCAGTCTGAACTTCTTTTGATTTATAAATCTTATCGCCATAGAACTTTCTTATTTCTTGTGATGCGATTGAGTGTGCGCCACCTAAATCAAGTGCAACTTCTACTGCCTTTTTGATTTGAGCGTCTTTAACTTTGTTTCTACGGAAGTAAGTAGATATTTCACGACCAGTAAGTTTACCCTTACCATATGGTCCCAATGGATTTACTTTACCATCTTTATCTAATACTTGTTTTGCTTCTTGGAATAGATTCATTACTTAACTCCTTCTAAATCTAATGCTTCAATTGGAACTTCTTTGTAACCATCTTTCTTTAATTGTGCAATTTTCTTTTTATCTTTCTTAGAGAGTGTCGCTCTAGACATGCCACCCTTACCATCTTTAACTAGTCTGACATGAGTTTTTTTCAGTTTTTTGTCTATAGATTTTGACCATTTGTCTTGACCCCAAAACTGGCCTTCAAACATTGCATGAATATCTCCACCAGAAATATAATCTGGTAACATTTTATCTAACTGGTCAGCGGTGATTGTTTTCATTTTCTTAACTTTGTTAGCAAAACCTTGCATTGTGTTTCGTCTCCAAGTTTCTCCAGTCCACTTTTTCTTCATCATTAACTTAGCAACTTCTGCACCACTTTTTGCTTTCTTTGAATATGCTTCATCAACTGTTTCTTCATAGTATTCAATTTCTTCAAGTGTTTTATCCATACCATACTGTTCGTTGTAAGGATAACCTTGTAATGGATTATCAAATATCATAGCGAAAGAAGCCTTCACTTGTTATTTTTGTTTTTCTTTTCCATTTTTAATGTATTCATTTACATTTTCAAGATATTTTGTTTCTATCTCGCCTGGTGTATCTGCCTTGTAAGATGCAAGGATATCATTTGTTCCTATTTCATGAACACCGTTATCTGATTTATTGCCTGCCATTGTTATACCTTTACTTGGCCTATGATTCTTTGTAATACTTTGAAATCGTCTTTTGTCATTTTCGTAAAAGGTCTTGGGTAATATGAGGATTTTGATTGAGTTAATATTATTGCATCATCTTTATCATCTTTTACAAAACTCCAACCTGTAGGACTTTTGTAAAGAACTTTTTCATTTATTTCTATTTCTTCATCTTCTGGAAGATAATGTATAAGTAAATCTTCTAGAGTTGATTCACTAATGCCTAGTTTTTTTCTTTCTGCTGAAATTTCTTTGTTGATTGCAGTCATGTCTGCATCTTTAGACATTTTTTGTTTTTTAAGAAGTAGATTTGAATACTTTAGATATTTACCACCTTTACCAGTCTTTAGTAATTTCTTACTCTTTTCATCGTCTTCTGGTTTCTTGACTACATCGTCATCTTCTTCATCATCTTTATCTATTTCTACACTAGAATCTTCGTCAACTTTTTTAGATATTGCCTTTCTTCTTTTGTGTAGAAACTCATCAGATGAATCAACATCACCATCATTATCGATGTCTTTGTCTTTTCTATCGTTGAATTTTTTCTTTGCAGCTTTAGGGTCTGCCTTGTCTAGCCCCTCGCCATCATCTGATTTGTCATTAGATGCATCTTCAACGACAACTGTTCCACCTTCGAGGATAGTTTTCATGTCGTCTAGTAATTTATTTGATAAGTCTTTTATACTCATTTGATTTCCCCTTTCTCGAAGTAATTAAACATCTTCTGTTTACCTTGTTCGTTAAGTCGTAATGACTTGGCCAGTCTACCAAGCATGTTGCGTTCTGTTAGTTTCTCGATGGACTTCTCAACTGATTGAGTTTGTTGAGCAAGTTCTTCATTTACTTGGTTAAGTTCTGTCTGGAGTCTATCTCTCTTCTCTTCGAGTGACTCCAAATTCTCCTCTTGGACCTCTGTCTGTTCTTCAAATTCCTTTTTAAGGAGTTCTTCGATTTCATCTGATTCCTGCTGCTCAGTTAATTTTACATTATCTACTTCCTGAGGTTTATTAAAACCTCGGACTTCTTCAAGTTTTTCTTTCCAAGTTTGTTTATCCATGATATAGTTATTTATATGTTCTCAATCCTTATGAGTTTAAATTATATTAATATTTAGTTCTTACTTTTTAGTTGGTATTCCAGATTTATTCGCCTTAATCTTCTGTTGTGGGTCTTTTTTCTTACCCCTCTTCTTAGCAAGTTCGTCTTGTCTTACGACTTTAATAAGTTTTTTCGACATTTTATTAATTTTTGCAGTCTTTTTAGCAAGATACTTACTCAATGCGACTTTCTGGCCTGCACCCAAATCAGATAGTTTTGCACCTTTAAGTCTTCTTTTTGAAAGAATACTTCTTGCTCTCTTCTGTGCCCTTTTCATGAGAGTTTTCTTATCAATCTTGATTTTCTTTCTTGCTCTCTTGGCACCTATGATTCTTTTTGCCTTACTCTTACGAGCAGCTCTTGCCATTTTAAGTCTGGTTAGAATAGAAGCCACTTCATCTAACTGAAAATCATCTTCGTGTTCTTCTTTGATAGAGTTTAGTTTCTTTAGAATTGCCTTTTTGTCATCACCCTTTTTAAAGTTCATAACTGCCTTACCAAATGCAGTTTGATTACCTTTCTTATCATACATCTGATTGATAAGTTTTAATTCATAAGGACTTAATCTTTCTTGCAAGTCTTCTGTTTTAAATTCATTAAATGTTTTCATTATTCCTTCTGTCCTTTGTTCTTTAGATAGGCGGCAATTGCCATCTTCTGTATCTTTTTATCTGATTTACCTTTAAACTGTGGTGCATCTGACTTTCTGAAATCATCTACATAATCACCTGCATCTGAGTCGGTGTCTAGTTTTTCACCCATTACTAGATTAGAATTGTCTTCTATGAAGTTTTCTAAATTGAATTTAACCTTTTGAAGACTTTGCCATATTTCTTTAGGCATTTTATTTTTAATCATTTGATTGATTACAGTATCAAGTTCTTTTACTTTTTTTGTTGCCCAAGTAATTGTTTTCTTGTTTGGTTTAACTGCTTCATCTAGTTCATAATCCATTTTTAAGAACATTTTATTAGGCGCCTGTTTCTTATCTGTTGCTTTCATACCAACTATTTGTGCGAGTGAATTAACAAATGCAAGTCCATCTGACTTACTTTTCTTATATCTTTTACCCATTTCTGATTTGAGTTTTCTAGATATGATGTCAAATACTTGTTCAACACTAGTGACTAGTTTTGATTTCTCTTGTAATTCTTCATCAAAAGAAAATAATTTATCATACGATAGATTATGTTTTTTAAGTATTTTATTTAAAGATTGTTTTTCTTTCTTAAATGCAGGTGAACCATATGGTAAATCCATAAGATTATTAATGTGTTTCAATGCTTGAGTTTTAACAGAACTTGATACTTTAGACTCACCCATTGTAAGTTGACTCATTTGTTGTATTAGAGTCATGAGTGTAGGTTGTGGTATTGTTAAAAGTATTTCTGCCTGTTGTTTAGTGATACCTTTAATCTGTTTAATCTTTTTGGCGATTGCAGGACTAAGTTTCGCTTCACTAGGATACTGACTCTCGTAAAGTCTTTTGTAATCCACTTTTACAAATTCTTCATCAGATTTTTTGTATGCAGAATGTTCTTTGAAAGTTAATTTAGCCATAATACTATTTATCTCTTTTTCTGTAGTAATTGTCTTTGTTTCCACAAAGTTGCATGTTTATTGCCAGGAAATGATGTTGACCAAGATAATAATTTACCATACATTTTAGTTGTTTGTGATTGTAATGCTTTCAAATCATCATCATTTGTTATTGTAATCAAATCTTTTTTAAATATTCCTTTCATTGTAGATAGATTCTTTTGTGACCTTTCCCAATCATTTCTAACAACTTCATCTGGCAATACTCTTGCTCTTGCCTTGTTTCTTTTCAATGCATTATCTAGTGAGGCAGAAACATAAATCATTTTACTCTCATACCCTAAAATTTCTAGTCTTTTCATGTATGCTTTTATTTTACTTGCATCTGCACTTGTTGTATCAAAGACAAGACCTAATCTAGCTTGAAGATATAAATCCATTGTCTTACCTGTTATTCTCTTTGAATGTTTTCTTATAGGGTCCCTAATATCTGCTGGGACTGTCGCCAAGTCTAAAGTTTGACCTGCCTTTTTTAAACCTATTTCAAAGGCCTTATCTGTATTAACAGTTTTTAAACCTAATGCGTTGAGTGATAGTTGTTTAACAACTGTTGATTTACCTGAACCTGGTCCACCCATTAAGAATACTGCCTTGAAAATGCCTGGGTCATATACACCTTCTTGTATTAAGTCTTCTTGCATATAGTGTGGTAGGTGTGACTCTTCATTGATACCCATACCCTTTCTAACTGCCTTGTATAATAAGTCTCCAAATCTTTTACTCGGAACACCTTGTTTAAATGAATCAATATCACCTTTCTCTGCAGCTGCTCTCATCTTACTTGCACTCATACCAGAAACATCTGTTGCAGATGCATCTCTATTTCCTGCACTTACAACTTCTATACTCTTGAAGTCATAGAAACCATGTCTGCCTTTTACTTTATTGTATTTCTTTAATAACAGTTCAAACTCTTTTACTCTATCTGAACCAACAACCATAACTACATTTGTATAACCTTGTTCTTGTAATGCATTACAAATATCAAATACTGTTCTGGCTGCAATATCTGGAACTCCAACTTTCTTCTTAAAGAATTTTCTTAAAAAATTTATCTTTTGTTTATGTGGTAAAGGATTCTTTTTCTTGTCATTAGAATGAGATGTAAATAGTATCGGGTCACCACCAACTTTCTTTGCAAGTCTATTCAATACATCTACAAGTTTGGCATGTCCTGTTGTTGGTGGATTGAAACGACCAAAAGAAAACACAGCGGTTTTCTCTTTCGCTTCTCTTATGAATGTATCTAATGTCTTCATTTGTTTCTTACATTTCCTATTGCATCAGTGTATGCCAGTGTCAACTCTAATAGTTTTTTAATTGGCATATCTATCTTTAACACATTTACTTTTAATCTAGGGTCTATCAATACTGATGTTAAAAATCTATGATGGCCATCTATGATTCTATTATCTGATGATATGATATAAACATTTTCTTTCTTTGTTTGAAATGCTTTAGAACCTTCAGCACCAACTTGTGACATCTTCTTAATTGATTTATCAAAATATATTTGTGCTTGAATTGGTTTCAAATTACCAACTGACTCTTTGCCATATTTAGCACTGACAACATCATCTTTTGCATCGCCATCAAAAACTTGAAGGCCTTGTGTGACCCATTTCTTTCCTGTCTTTTGGTCTAAACCTTGTGGAAATGGATTATCTGGAACTTCATTCGGTGCAAAAGGTGGTGATATATCAATTGAACCTTTTGAAAGTCTAAGTTGAAGCATCTTAACATCTTTCAGGTCTATAACTGGCATATCTTTTCTTTGTGCAAATCCTAACTTTGCAGATTTCTGTGCCAAATCATAGTTCTTATCAAAGTTAGGCAGTTGTTCATCTAATTCCATATCGTTTTTTGAGAATAACTTCTCTGCATAACTTCTTGCCTTTATTAATGGAGTTTTTAACAGTTCAAGTTTGCCAGCAGCTTTACCACCTGCCTCAAACAGTTGGTCTGTCTGTTCGTTTACCCAATGTTCTAAAAATGTTTTCATAATTGTTTTACACCTAATGTGTAATTCTCAGCGGCGTCTTCGGCATATGATTCAGAATGACCCTCATACAATTCTGTCTTTATGAGTTCATTGCCCTTGTAAAAATTACAACCCCATACACCATTGTTGAGTATGACTTCTGCTGTCTTGTCTTGTCCTTTATATTCACTAATAAATTGTGTCATGATAGTGCCCATACTGTAGCAACAACTACTGATAATACTAATATTTGTTCTACTGTCATTTTTCTAAAGTTAGATTCTTTCTATCGAATATAACTATTCCTTTCATATCGTTATCACTGATAACGCCATCAAATTTCTTTCTCTTTAATTCAAATGTTAAAATCTTATTGAATTGTGGGTCATCTGTATAGTCCCATGGTTCAAACCCTAACATCTTTTTGACTGCGACTACTTCTTTTCCCATTTCATCTGCAATCTTTAAACCTTTCTTTATCTTATATTTATTAACTTTTCCTTTACCAAAATTGGCATAGGCCTTTGCTGTTGATTCTTTCCAAGTAAGATAGGTACCATTTCCCAAGGCGCCAAACCCTACACCTGTGACACCACCTTCGTTCTCTCCTCTAAAGAAGATACCTTTATGTTTACGATATAGACCAGCATACATGCGATTCGCTTCTGTAAGATAGTCCATTTGTTGTGAAAAACTTTTCTTCATTACTTATCCCAATTCTTAGCGACAGTGAAATTGTTCAATGAAAATTCCATTCTATCTACTAACTTAACTGCCTTACCACTGTCATCTATTGCAACATATCCTTCTGGATTTACTGTTTCAAATCCACTAGAAGTCTTTTTAAATGTCCCAATATCTTTGATAGTGTTTAGACCTTTTATTATTAAACTCTTTGCACCAACCATGTTTGTCTGAAACGATGTTAATGCTGTTATTAAAATCTTTAATCCAACTATCTCTCTTCTAAGTTGTTTACCAATTTGTCTTTTTGTTTCTTTTGTCTTTTCCATTTTGACTTTACTAACTACTTTGTCTTCCCAATACTTATCAAAATGACTTAGATATGCCTTGTAAGATAAATTAAATTTACCCTTTCTTATTTGTGTATTCATGTATGTCTTATATGTTCCACCTGCACCTTTAGTTTGTATTGCCTGTTGAACTTTCATGAACTTTGTTAATGCAGGTTTCTTAATCTTATGAAATGATTTACCTGTTTCTGATAATGCCTTTGTTAGTGCAACTGTATCTTTTGCAGTTAGAGTAGAATTACCTGCAACACTTTTGTATGTTGCATCATCAATCCATACATCTTTACTATGACCCAATGTAGATATGTCTGCACCAAATGAAGCACCAAGGTCTTCTATAGTTGCACCCTCATATGTGGTGTGAAATACTATACCATATTTTGCATTGGCGATGGCAGAACCTAAATCTGATTCTATATCAGCGGCATATAATATTGTGTTTGGTTGAAATGTGACATAGTTTACACCATCTATCTCTTCCATTTTCTTATCTGCATCGGTGAACATCAAGTCACCTTGTAAGATTTTATTCCAGGAAAGTTTAGATAGATACTTGAATGACTCTAAAAATTTCTTTTCTAAGTCACCAGTTAGTTCTGATGCATCTTTAATTTGTTGTTCAGATGTATAGTGTAGTTGTTGTTTGGTGAATAGTGATTTCTTTGCGACAAAGAATTGACCTGTTTCTGGATGTTGTCCTGCCCATATTGCAGGTGCACCATCCCATTTAACTGTCATATTAACTTTTTTCTTTGAGGTACCTTTCATCATATCTCTCAAAGACCTAAGAAAATTAATTGCAGCTCGGCCACCATCAATACCATTGTTGATGATTTCGTCTTCTAGATGTTCTAAATGTAAGTTTTTAACTGCTGCCATTTTGTAGTATCACTTTTATCTTAATGTTCGTGTAATACTACTATTTATGACTTTTTATAGTTTAAGAAATGTTGGTAGGGTCCTCACCGTTATCTATAATCTTTTGCACCCATGCAATATCAGCTTCTGTATCTGCAACTGTCTGGTCGTGTTTCGCCTTCTCAGCGGCGTAGTCTGAATCAGACATAGTGTTTATACCCCTATTCCACATATCATACATTGTGCCAGAACTAACTGAACCATTAGCAGCTCGCCATGCAGTTAGACCACCCTTTATACCACCTGTGCCTGTGTAATCATATAAAAGAGTATCGTCTGGATTACCATCTCCATCTCTAAACTTAATGTTCATAGATGAAGCACTAGTATCAAATAACTGGCTACTGCGTTGGTGACCTTCTTTAAAAGTTGTTAATCTAGTTTTTGCGTCAGCATAATGTCCCATAGAAATCTCCTGTGTTTCTATGGACTATTTAGTTTTTTGCTAGCGGTCGGGAGTGCAATTTATCTTCTAATTGCTCTAATTTTAGCTGAAGAATATCAGCTTTACGGTCTTCTTTATTCTTTCTAAGTTCTCTCAAATCTTTTTTGATTTGAACTTTCTTTGTGATTAAAGAAATTACTTCATCTGGTTTCAAGTTCTTAGTCATGCTATCATCACACATTCTTTATCGTTGAGTGGATGTTCCTCCTCACAATCAAGAATTTCTTGTATCTCTAATGGAACCTCAGGTATTGGGTCTATCTTTATAGGAACATCTGGTTGTGGACACATAAATGTTCCATCTCTATCATCATAACATAGGCCTGGTAGTATTACTGATGTAGAACATGATGTCAAAAACCATATTGATACAAAAATTGTTGTTAAATTTTTCATATTACTATTTATTATAACAGAAAAGCAGCCATTTTGTATAGGTGGTTTTCCATACAAAAAACCCACCTCAAAGAGGTGGGTTATTCGAAATGATGTCTGCATCCAATACTCTTCAGCAGTGTCGAATCATCATTCTAGTTGTTGGTCTCCTGACTCACAATCGTCATTTGTTTTTGTAGCAACTCTAGTTGCAAAGGCGACTAACCTTCTGTTCCAAATCAACTTAAAAAGGTGAAGTTCTGTAGAAACTACTCGGTGTTTCGAACCACTGTTTCGTTTCCATCCTGAGCGAGATATTAAATCTCCCTACTAACTGTTAGACGACTATACTCTCTTATTCTCCGAGAATCTAACACTGCAAGCAACCATTGTTTTGCATCTCACATCCATACACTTATCATCATACTCTAACTCAGGAACTATCCCTACGCTCGGATTCTGTATAGGTCTCCGACTATCTGATTATTGAACGCTTGAGTCTATTCTCTTGTATCTCAATAATCAGTAAACACGCTTCCTTCTTGTATTCGTATATCACCACTCTATCATGTCCACAACTCTAAATTTAACCCTTATACCGACAGGAATACATAATGCCCTCGCCGTGAGTCGTCAATGATAGTTCTTTTGTCATCTCTTACTTACTCGTATTATATTTCGTTTAAAAGGTCTCAGGGAGTCTGGTTAACTTCAAGCTTCTCCATTCTTGATTACCCTTACACTAACGACTCAAAATATAAACTTTCATTTTTTGATACTAACGATTTTCGCCGGACCATCCTAGGATGTCACCTTTAACTTTTACATTAAAGTCTAGTAAAAAAGATTCTATGACCGCTCTCGCTCGAATAGTGAAGTAGTTAATCAGTTATATTGAAAAGAACTAGGTCTAATCTCACTGTTGTGTTCTTACCCACAAACTCTACGATTTACGATAAGTCTTATGCTTTATGTTCAGTTGACTAAATCAACCAATAGCAGTTCAGAAAGATTCGGACCACTTCTCCACACAACGCCTGGTTATGGCAGGATTCGAACCTGCGACCTCTCAGCGACTTTTGAACTTCGTGACTGTTTTCTAATGACTTCGAAACCCTTTCGGTGTTCATGAGGAACTAAATTCTTGTCAAGTAAAGTTTCTCTATTTTTTAGAAGGTCGAACTTTCAAGCACTTCTTGTTTTTTTCTATTAGTGTTATCTCACTATGGATATCCTACTAAAAAAGTGCTGTCATTGTCAACCTTTTGGCGAAAATAATTGCACTTTTTTAGTAGTTAAAAATCGCCGTCTGCAACTTGAAC